AATACGGCTTACAATGTTCAACTGGTGCATATTAACCTCCGCAGGCTAACAGTTTGGTTGTGCCGTTATTGTAAACGCTGGTTACTTTTTGTGCAATCTAAGGTCTTGGATAGCCACTAGAACAAGGGCTGAGAGTATAAAGGCAATCATATATAACATTCCCGAAAGTCTCCGTCTGGTGAATTTGCGGGCATTGTAAGTGCTATCAGATATGATTAGAAATGATGCTTATTGATGATTGGTATATCAGAAATGATATAGGGAGCCTGTTGCGACTACAGGTCGGCCAAGCCTGCCTTTACGGTGCGGAATGTCACCTAGTCTAAATTTAGTGCCGCGTTGTGACTACTGGTGCGGCAAGCCAGCTTCAAGGGGTAGGAGGGGGATACCCTAGTCAAAAAAGATTATAAGCAAAGCTAGAAATATGGCAAGCCCATTTGATGCAGGCTCCGTGATAAGCCATTCTTTGATCCGGTCGTATGGATCAGATCCAATTAGATTGTATAAACGCTCCTCAATCCACCATTGTGCTTTTTTATAAAGGCTCCATTTACTCTTGTCTGGCTGCCAATCTTCATTTATTTTTTTATCCGCAAAATCATGTACTGAAGCAACCATCTCTTCAAGTTCTTTGTCACTTAGATTATTTACCGGCATGTCACTCTCCCCCAAGTATCTGTAGAGCAAACAGTGCCATCACTAAAGCGAGTGTTTCCAAAAACATCGACGCGACTGGTAGTGCCATCGTTATATCGAGTATTGCCTAAAACATCTGTTCTAGCGCTAAAACCATCAGAACCGCGAGTAGTACCTAAAATATCTGTTCTGTAGGTTGTGCCAGTTCTGGAATCTCTAACAGTTCCTAAAATATCTCTACTCAAAGTTCCGCTTGTGCCGCCGCAGTTATACCTAGTGTTGCCCCACGCATCTACGGTAGAAGTGCAGGTCGCATAAGCACTTGTCGAAAAAACACCAATTAACGTACATATTAAAAACTTATTCATCTGTAATTACTCCAATATTTTCATTTTCTGCAAAATAATACCCAGCACCCATTAAAAAACGCTGGAACTCCTCAATCACTGCATCTCTGGTTATATCTCGGTCAAGCAAAGTTACCTCTAGCAATACATCTGGCACAACATCTGGCCTTCCGTATGGATAGTGAGTAAAGGTAAAAGCTGGTTTGCCGCAATTCATTAGCACACCCCCTGCAAGCAATCGTTATAGCTCATGGTAGAGACTATCAAGTACATAACAAAAACTGCGGCTCCAAGCGCCATATATGTACGTGATTCGGTACGCTTTTCTTTTGCTATGCGGTCGCGAGCATACTTGTAATCATAGTTAATCATTATTGTCCCCTCTCATATCCGGCGAATGGCTCAGGCTTTAGATTTGTGTGCTCTTGCTGATAGTATTCTTCAATAAGATCGCGCATCGTTGATTCGAGAGAAAGATACATTTCGTCTTTAAGCATTTGGCTGGCTGGATCGTTGCACTTGTATAGTAATCGCAGGTAGCCAACGCGCTTAGAATTGCATAGGAATGCGGGTATATAATCATCTTGCCAGCTAGGATAGGCCAATAACCACTCCAGCACTAGCGTGTCTTTCTGCTCATCAGACAGATCGATAATATCGCCTTGAAAGTTATCGCCACCATATATCAGCGAGTCTATATAATCTTTAACTTGTTGTTTCATGTGGAACCCTTCGTTTTTTTGAATGTTTGCCAATCTTGCCTGATGTTTACTAAACTGTCAACACTTTATTTCGCCGATGCGCCATTCTTGTTCTTTTATCTGTTCTTTAAGGTCGCGAGCAAATTGGATAACTTCTTCGCGGTCAAACTTAGGCGATGCCCTCCATGCCAGTCGCTCCATAGCTTTAACCCTGCGCTCACCGTGATAGTCAACCATCCATTGCCTGTAGCGCAATACATAGTGTGCCTGCTTCATGCCCCACAAATTGCAACTGGGGCACTGTGGATTGCAATTCGGCTCGTACAGCTTAAAAACCGTTCTGCCCCTAGGTATAAAGTGGCCGCCCTGCATGGATTTATAGTGATCTATTTTGCCGCAGGTAACGCACTGGCAGTATCCGTGATCATCCGATGCCTTTAGCCTTACAAGTCGCTGCAATAGCTTTGCTGCTTTTTCTACTTCCTGCGCAACTGTAGATTTTCTTTTAGTTTTCTTCGCCATATTCAAGCTCAAGTAATAATTTACAATAGTGGATAGCTTTTAAGACATCTTGTTTCTTATTCTTTGCTTTGTGTCTCATAATGTACTTAATTACATTAGCTTCGATAAATGGCACGTTATTTGCGTGGATAAACTCTATCGGCTGGATTGCCATATTTTTATAATGACTGCCGCCTTCTTGCTGATTAAGTGCGCTCAATGTGCTATTACCTCATCCTTCAATTCAACTTCATCAGGCATTTGTAAATCGCATCGTGTGCATAGACCGTAAGCATCGCCATCAGAACCAAGCCAATAAGTAAGAGGAAGAGCGCAATCCTCACAAAATAAGCGAGTAAGAGTAATGGTGCGACTAGGAAATTCAAAAACATTGCTCATCCCTCCACCTTAATTTTTACCCGCGAATCTTCTCCGCTGTCTTTGTGATATACAACTGCCGTCATAGAACGCTCTGCTCCGTAGCCGCTGTCGCTATGCCATTGGTCTGTCGCCGTCAGGCTGCCCCAGTGTTCAAAGTGCATAGAACCCACCTCTCTGGCGGTGTGGTGGTGGATATGCCCAAGGTGGCAATAACGGTTCTTTGACTCTGCCCATTCGTCGTCAAGGTTCTTAATCACCGTCTGTAGAATCTGCTCGTGTTTGATGCGGTCGCCATGGTGGAACACGAATAGATTGTTGTGCCATTGATAGGATATAAATTTGCTGTAGTTCTGTACAATCTCAACCCTTGGCTCTTTGCTGTATAGCAACTCTAGGCAGCTTGATAGGTGACAGGCCATATCGTAATCGTGATTGCCGCGTACATTAACCACAACCACTTTCTCGTGCGTCTGTAGCATCTTGTCGATTAGGACATTAAACAGCCTGCCTGCCAGCTTGAAGGTCTTGCCGATGCGTGTGTCTACGTCTACCGGCGTCCCCTTGGTTGTAGTATTAAAACTACTATCAGCGTGAAAGAAATCACCAACGTTCAAAAGCACTCCAGTCCCAGCGTTTCCAACTCGATTAGCCAGCCTATCGGTTGAATCAATCAAAATCTGGGTCGCTATTTTTACATCCCAGTCATCGTCATCAACTTTAGTTTCTGAATCTGCAAGCATCCCGAAGTGATGGTCGCCTATCATATACATGGCTAAGTAATCTTCGCTCACTTCAGCAGGGGCAGGAACAGGCGGTTTAAATCCCTGAATATCATCTTTAACGCCCTCAATCATTAGGTCAAGGCGCTCTTTAAGGCTTTTCTTTTGCGGCTCTTGGATCACCCATTGCAGGGCTACTGAGCCATCTTCTTTATATGCTGTGGATACGCGCTTGGCATCAAAGCCCTCGGCGGTCTGGTGTACTAAACTGCGGTGCGGTGCGACTCCCTTGGCTGCGGCATATCCCTCAATGCGCTTCAGGGTCTTATCAACTACGCGCCGGTTAATCCCAAGTGCATTGGCTGCTTTAGTATTTGAGCCATGCTGAATAATCGCATCTAATACACGCAGCTGAGATTCACTTCTTGCAAATTCCTTTAATGTTCTAGGGTCTATTTTATCCATTATTCCACCTGCTGTTGTTTTAGTTTTCTATATTCGCTCTGTGGGTCAATCGGCAAATTAAAGCCTAAGTCAAAAGCCCACTCATAAACCTGATTAAGAAAGTGGTGCATCTCACCAGAATCTAAACTGCTGGTCTTTCTTAGCTGGTCTTTAATGATTGTCTTTCCCACCTTGATTTCTTCAGTGCCAAGGAATAGCTGTTTTAGTAATAGCTTAACATTTTCTTCAGAATAAGATGCGTCACGCTTATTAACTGCGGCGCTAAGGTATCTGCACCAAGCATGAAACATAGCGTTTTGGGAGATTGTGCGGGGGTTGCTGTAAGGCTTTAAAATAATAGCGCAAGGCTTTTTATAATCCCAATCTTTCAGGCGGTCAGCAATGTACCTAAGCCGAATTTCTATCTCTTCGGCTCGGTACACTTTTACACTGTCGGCATCGCTCAAACTAATGCCCTCGAAAGCCACTTCTGACTTAACATATCTTCCGCAGACTCTAACCTCGTGATAAACGGTTTGTCGGCATCGTTGTTATAAGCTGCCTTAGCCATTCTTAAATCATAATCAGTGATAATCTTGCACTGTTTAGCGCGAAGTCTGCTGTGCAGTGTCTTGGCGTTAATACC